TTGGACGGCTACGAGCAAGTCGGCATGAAAAATAAGGGAGGGCGTGAAGTGCCGAACTGTGTCCCAGCGAGCAAGAAAATACCGGACAGCAAAAAGAAAAGTAAAGTGAAGAAGTCAATTTGCTCTTGTCCCGAATGCCACATGATGGCTAAGGCACTTCTCACCAAAGAAAGCGACAAACCCTTTCACGGCTACAATCCAAACAAACACAGCCGCAAAGGCGGATTGAACGCTAAAGGCCGTGCAAAGGCCAAGCGTGAAGAAGGAGCAAACCTCAAACCACCAGTCACCGAAAAGAACCCGACTGGCAAAAAGAAGGCACGAAAGAAGTCCTTCTGTGCCCGTATGGGTGGTGTCAAAGGGCCGACCAGCAAAGGCGGCAAAAAGACACCAAAGGGTGCCGCACTTGATAGGTGGAATTGCTAATGAAAGACGGTTGCTGTTGCGGTGCGACAAAATCTAAACCATGCGTTTGCATGAAGAAAGGCATAACAAAATGTTCAAGCAAAGAGCCGAAGTGCCCTTGCTACAAAGCGAAGGATTTGAAGAAGTCTTTTGATGCTGGTTGGTCTGTGGTGAAAATGAACCCACGCTTGCCAAAGGACGGTGCGCTTGACGGAGTTCTTTCAAGGAACCCCGACCCACCAACCATGCACGCAGGTATGCCGAGAGATCCCGATTTGTTGGCTCGCTTGAAGCGAATGCACGAAGCAAAAATGAAAGAGGAAGAGGAAAACACTGTTGACTTTGACCCCGAAACCGCCAAATACGGAATTAACAATTTAGAGTGATTATTATGTCAATGGCAAACCCCCGTCGCAATCCCGGTGAAGAATCCTTGCGGGTTCAAGAGTTCACTGGCGGTTTTCGTGGGCGAGAAATGATGGGGGACTATGATGTCAACCCAAATGAAAACGCTGACGGTTTGTCCCACATCAGCCAATACGGTGCTGGCTCGCAAGAAACACGCGATCAAATGGATCCGGTGACACGCAAAAAGAAAGCCCTCAAAGAATTGGAGGGCGACATCCCACACATTTCAATCCAACCCGAAGAAATGGCTGAAACTCTCAACGACACCCCAATGATGGCTGGTGAAAGCGCACTGCTTGAATCGGGCATGGGTGTTGATATGGGGCATAAAAACGGCTTGAGCATTTCAGCCGGTGCCAACGCTGGCCCTGTTCAGCGTGAAGGGCCGGGAATGATTTTTGGCCGAAGCAACGACGCATTTGAAGACGCTTGGTCGTTGGTGAAGAACGGTGAAGATGAGGACTTACCTTCAAGAGAAGAAATGATTGGGGACATGGAAGACCAAAGAGCCGAAATGTTGCAGGATCAATACTCCGAGATGGACGAAGAAAAGAAGGGGAGAATGCAAGGATTCATGCTCTCCGACCTGTTTGAACTCAAAGATGTCGGTTTTGCTGGCACTTCAAAGGGCGGTTTTATGGAAGGCCAACCACCTATTACACCGGACTTGGCACCCGAAGCGGAAAGGCAAGCGATGGAGCAAATGCCTCATCCACTCGGAGGCTGGCCCGAAGGCTCGTTCAAATGGTTCGCTCCAACACCTATGGGCGAAGAACAAGAGTTCTCCGAAGACTTTCAAGAAAAACTCGCATCATCCGACCCTCGGTTCGTTTCCGACATCGTAAAGGCAAAGCGCAAAAAGAAAGGGCGCAAATACGAAGAGGACGAGGAATCCGAAGAGGATGAAAAGAAAGCAAAAAAGAAAGGCAAGAGGGAACGAAAGCGCAAAATGAAGCGTGGCAAGAAAGAAGCCAGTCGTCAACCCGAAAGCAAATCAAAGCGTCGTGCCGCCGCCGCTGAACAAAACCTCACACGCCACACCAAGCGTCAAGCATTTGCTCCACGCCGTATGTTTAGTGGCAATCCACGGGCGAAAGACATGCCCCTCCGACTCCGAGATCCGGTTGCATATCAACGCAAATTAGCGGCTGAAAAGTTCCGTCGTGAAATGGGTTCACTCCCAACCGGACAATCCGCACACGCCGATACAAGAGGTATCACAGGAAAGGTGCAAACAATCGGTATGGGCGGAAAGGGAACAAAAATGCCTTCACAACCCTCATCCAGTAAAGGCACATCCTTCAAAAAGCCAAAAAATGCTGAAAGGGACGCCGCTTTGCTCCATGACCCACTGGGCGGGGACGCATTGAAAATGGATATTGAAAAGCGTCTTCAATCAAGGGCAACCGACATCAGTGGCTTCACCCGAACCGAACTCCAATCCCTCAAGCGTGATTTGAAGAAACTCCTTGAAGCAGTTCAAAAATTGACAAAATCCACCCCCGAACTTGGTGCCGAAGCCAAAAGAGGGAATCAAGCAAGTGAGGAAAAAGCAAGTGCCCCGACCGGCCCGACTGAAAATCTAAAAGGTTGGAGATTTGACGACACCTCGCTTATGCCCGTGGCGTTTGCGGGGGCCAGCAAGCGATGAGCATTCTCCGCACACCGTGGTCTATTCTTGATCGATGCACCATAATTAACAAAGGTCTTGGGTTCTTTGACTTTAATGAACTCATCAACGGTTTGCTTGGAATGGTCGGCCCTAACGGCCAGTTAATGGGTTATCCAATGGCTATGGACGACATTACAGGCGAACATTTGACTGGCGTTGAAGCCGACGCTGTGTATGAAGCAATTTACAACGCCGACCCATCAGATCCGCAACACTTGACAATCCAAGAAGCCGCTTTAATCCAAGCGGGGCCACAGGGCGATGAAGACACTTACAAAGCCGCACTGCAAAAAGCAATTGAAATCGGCAGTAAAACCATCAACCACGCCGTTGAAGTGCAAAATCACCTATGGGGACAAAAGCGTCAAGAAGCCTCCATGACAGGAAAAGGTCTTGACAAAATACCCGACGATTTACCACTGCCCTTCAAGACCGATATGGGGCGTGCGGTTTTAGATTCGCAGTGGCGTGAAGGGGTTTGGGGGCCACAGAAGAAAGAAACACCGTGGCAATTTGACGCATACGGTGTGCCTAAACTTCGGGTCGGAAACCGAGATCAAGAAAACTTTCAAAACGAATCATGGAACCGACCATATCACGAAGGACTCAAGTGGGTGCGTGAGCAATCGGGCCACACAGGCAATACAAGCAAAGTCATTAAACCCGGCAAAGTTCGGCCAAACGGCATTTACATTAACAATGAAGCATACAAGCATAGTATTGCTATGGTGAATGAAATGGCTCAACAGGCTCAAATGGGCGGCTATGAATTGACACCCGAAATGGTTCAAAACGCATGGTTGAATCACCCAGTGTTGAGCCAACACGCTCCCGAAAACAAAACCAACATCCAGCACCTCTATGGCATTCGCCGACGAGAAGCCGCACAGTCACCCGACACACCCGGCATTGTCGCCGACGCTGTGCCCGAAGGGCCGGATGCCGCACAGCAAGCAATTGAGCAACAGCAAATGCCTCAATCCCCAATGGACGCATACAGCACATGGTTTGAAGATGGGTTCAAGAGCGAGAAGGGCGTGGACTTGTATGCAAACTCATTTGCCAACAAGCGTGCTTACCTCCCTAAATTGCACCAATACTTGGGTGACAAATACAACATGGGCGACAATATGCCTTCAATTGAAGAATTGGTTGCTCAAGGTTCCGGCAGGGCTGGGGCAGATCGTCTTGTCAGCGGTTTCATCAGTCACATTCAAAGAACCAATCCGGGCATTCAGCCAAACCAAAACAGGATGCAAGAACCTCAACAACCACAACCTCAACCCGAACCGCAACCTCAACAACCACCTCAACCCACAAACACAGGACAGCCACAGGGGCCGCAGGGACTTCGTGAAGCGATGGAGCGTCAAAAAGCAAGGAGAGCGCAAGCCCGTGAACCTCAACAACAGCCACAGCCACCAGCACCTCAACCCGAACCACAGCCACCAGCACCCCCCGTCGTTCAGCCCCAACCACCAGCACCTCCTGTGCCACGCCAACAACCAGCACCACCAGTTCCTCGTCAGCAACCAGCACCACCAGCAACAGTGGGACAAATACCCCCCAACATTCCCCCCGAACAACCTCCTTCTCGCCTAAATGCTTTTCAAGCGCAACCTGCTGGCTCTCAACGGCAGGACGGCCCGCCACGATTTAGAGAGGGATGGAGAGGAATGGCTGATAAACTTGCATACCTCACTGGACGAGGTGCCGGACGCATGGGCAACATGTTCGGCAAAGAGGACATTGAATCCATGCTTGAAACCGTCCAATGTCAAATCGCTTTGCAGGATGATACCATCGCAAAGTCCGTCCCCCACACCCCTATGATTCAATCCAACGCAACGGATCTCGCCATGATGGCGGGCCAAATACAACGCCCAGTGTCCGATGTCGTCGCCATCCTCAATAGCAGGGGCGACTGGCGTGAGATGTCCAAATCAATGGACATCCCGTTGGATTGCATACAATTGGTGAAGGTGACTTTCAATGATCAGTAAGCGTGAGTTCAGTGCAGACAGAATGGCAAGAGCGAGAATGCTTGCTGAAAGAGAGGCTTTTGAGAAAGGGGCAAAATGGGATGCCGCAAAAAGGGGAATGATGAATCCTATTCAAAGTGCAAAAGGGGTGGCGAACCGCCTCGGCGATGCCAACGAAAGACGAAAAGCAAGAGGCGAGTTCAACCAATTAGGAGCAACGGCTCAAGCATCATTCGGTGGAGATGCCGATGCTTATGCAAATCAAATCAGTGATAAACGCAGGAAAGGGAGAGAAACTGAACAATTGGACGCTATGAACGCTAAGGTCGGAAATCCACTACCAGCCGCCGCCGCACCAGCGGCAGGGGCACCAGCACCAGCGGCAGGGGCACCAGCACCAGCGGCAGGAGCCGCACCGGCAGGAGGCGCACCAGCACCAGCGGCAGGAGCCGCACCAGCAGGGGGCGCACCAGCAGGAGGCGCACCGGCAGGGGGCGCACCGGCAGGTGGAGCAGGAGCAGGAGCCGCACCAGCAGGTGGAGCAGGAGCAGGTGGAGCAGGAGCAGGTGGAGCAGGAGCCGCACCAGCACCAGCGGCAGGAGCCGCACCGGCAGGAGGCGCACCAGCGGCGGCACCAGCGGCGGCACCAGCGGCGGCACCAGCAAACAACATGCAACAAATGGCACAGAACATGGCGTTCGGTGCTGACGCTCAAGCAATTCAAGCCGGAAAAGGCGGCGAAAAGCAATCGTGGATGAAAGACCGTTCATTTGGTGGAAAGGTTGCCGATGTATTGTCAATGGGATTAACAAGCGGTATGGGGTCAACAGGAATCATGGCTCGCAACCAAGCCAACAAAAAGAACGAGGCGCAAACACAACGCTACAATCAAGCACAGAATAACATGCAACAACGCTTCATGGGCAACCAAGTGGCGAACCCAATGTTCGGCAAAGCCCAAAAATCCGCAGATCGTATTCACCGTTCAATTGAACATATTATGCTACGCAAACAAATGAGAAGGTGATTTCAAATGGATAGATACGACGACATGCTACTCAAAGCCCGTGCTGAAATGCTGGGCAAAGAACCACTACGCAAAGCACCACCGCATGATGCACTTTTCTCGCATGTGTGGAACCATGTTGTCAAAGCACCCGCTGACGATCCATACGGTTTAATGCAAGGCTACCAAAACGAAAGAAACCAACAACGACAACAACAAGTGCAAGAGCGCACACAGTCTTCACCAGCACCAGCCGATCCGTTCGGTCAAATGAACGAGGGTGCATCGCTGGATGGGCCAACACAAGGCATGGGGGCTAATTTCCGTCAAGGGCGACAAGAAACCCGTGATCCAAACAAGACGGGAATGTTTGGCCGAGCCAAGCAAGGCATTGGCAATTTTATGAACAGATTCAAACGAACACCCTCCCAACAAACCGAAAGCACTCCACCTTCACTTCAAGAGGAACCAGCACCGGCTGACGAGCGTTCATTTATGGACACACCAAGAGCCGAACTCCCTCCGTCGTTTCGATCATGGAACCGATATGGGAGCCGTGAAGAAGAGTTCCCAACAAGGGACTGGGTTCGCAATAACATGGATGCTGGCGGAAACGATTTAGCCGAATGGGAAAGAATGAATGCCCTTCGGGAACAGCGAGAAGCCGAAACCCAACAAACTCAACAAGCCGAGCAAGGCAACGACCTCCGAGCCGCTACAAGGGACAAAATGACCCCATCAGCATGGCCGTCGCCTATGCAAGAAGCACAGGAGAGGAAACCTGCTGTTGACGCTGGCATGGACGCTATGCGTGAGCCAGTGGACAACGACTTCTATAACCGCTTTGCTGGTGTGGAGGAACAACCGATGAGGCAACCCCAATCCGAAGCCCCAGCACCAGTGGAGGAACAACGAGAGTTCAGTGATCCGTTCGGTCAAATGAACGGATTAGAGGAACGAGAAGAACTGCCTCCCGACTTCAATACTGAAATTGAACCTCAACAAATGCTAATGACTGACCCTCCGTATATAGGGGGACAGGAGGAAATGACCGAAGAACGGCAAAATGAGGATGCACTTTCTTACAAGGAGAGGGCATCTAAGAATGCGGAGGAAAGAAACCCGGAAGCCCTTCAACGGTTGGAGGAATCGCAAATGCTAATGACTGACCCTCCGTATGTGGGGGAACAGGAAGACGAAAACCCCGATTGGATGAAGGGCATGGACGAAGAGGAATACACCGATTGGGCACGGTCAATGAGAAATGAATATGGCGGGCAGGAGGAATCACCCCGTGCTACGACACGAACTGGGACAGAAATACCACGAAAGGCGTTGCCAGCACCAAAGGTGGCACCCGAAAACCGACAATTGCCCGAATCAACCGGAGAAAACAAACCCGGTGAAATGGCTGGCATCCCGTCCAAAGCACGCACAGGATTCAATGAAGTCAACAACCGAAGCGAAGGCGACAAGGCCAAGCAAGATCCAAGAGCAAGAGGAAAAAATAACCGCTTGATGGAAACAAAGCGCAGGGAAAAATTGCGAAACGAAAAATACAATGTCATGCCGGAGGAACAGCAAGAAAAAGCACCTCCAAAGAAGGCCGCACCAAAGAAGGCTAAGAAAAGCCCAGCCGCAAAGGCTGTGAAGAATACCGACAAAGGCAAAGAAGTCGCCGAAGCAAACAAGAAAGGCGCACTTGAAGGCACCGAAGAAATGCGAGAAGAAGCACCAAAGAAAGGTGCGGCAAAGGTGAAAGCAACAACCTCCAAAAAAGCACCTAAAATGGAAATTGGTGAAGGGGCTGAAAGGATTGAAGCCAAGCCAAAGAAGGGTGCGGCGAAGGTGAAGGCAACAACCTCCAAAGCCAAGCCAAAGGAAGGCTCGGCTCTCGCAAGGGTGAACTCACTTGACGAAAAGCGAAAGGCAGGGGAAAACCCCAGCAAACCGTTCGCCAACAAAGCAAAGCCAGCACGCAAGCGCACCAAGAATCCAAAGAAAGCCGCTATTGAAGGACTGGGTGAAGCGGCGGCTCGTTCAAGAACACGACAGGCCGCAAAAGCAAAAAAAAACGAGCCAAGTGAAGAAAGCGCACCCGAAAAAGAATACGGTTTGAGTATCAGCGGCAGTGCATCCGAAAGCGACATCAGCGAAATTATGGAGGCCGCAAGAAACGGCAACAAGTCGGCTCAATCGGCGGTGTATAACAACGCCGCAACCTTAGAGGATATATTCAAAATACCTGTTGACGACATACGAGAAGCGAGTGGCCGGTGAACGCCATGAGTGCCCCCGTAGCAGATCTCGCCCGCCAAGTGGATTGGGAGATGGGACGCAGGGATTTCAAGTATTTTTTTGAAGACATTTGCGGAAAAGAAGAAAATTACATGGTCGCCGACTTTCACCAAGAATGGTTTGATATGAGCGAGAACCATAACAAAACATGTGTTATCGCTTCTCGTGATCACGGAAAGTCTGTGTTTTATCGGGTGTATTTGTTATGGAAAATGGCTTACAACCCCGGCACAGAAGTATTATTCTTTTCACACAGTCAACACCAGTCCATTGAACACATGGCGAAAATGAACGAATTGATTGAATCAATACCCACACTTCAACATTTGAAACCAAAGCGTGGGTGGGCGAAACAGAAGTTCAAGTTCACCAACAAATCCTCAATATCGGCTATGTCAGTCGGCAAAGCAGTTCGTGGTGCCCACCCCGACATTGTAGTGCTGGACGACATATTATCCAGTGAAGCGGCTACGCAATTGACGCATATTGCTTCATGGTTTTACACAGCCCTCCTGCCTGTTCTCCACCACACCGCACAGTTATGTATCGTCGGAACTCCGTTTTCATACACTGATTTATACCAAGAACTCAAGGGCTTGAAAGGCTACAAAGTGGGCGAATACCCAGCAATAAGCGAAGAAACAGGCCATCCACTTTGGCCCGAACGCTGGTCGCTTGAAGCACTACAACAACGCCGTGGTGAAATGACTTCAATTGCTTTCACCCGTGAATACCTGTGCAAACCTATTGCCAGTGAATCAAGCCTATTCCCAGTGGACATGACTGATCCGTGTAAAGACGAAGACCATGCCTTTGTCTTTGACCCGTATGCGGGCGACTTTGATGAGAATGTCAATTATTACATCGGGTGGGATCCTGCTATCAGCCCCGACCGAAAAGCCGACTACACTTGCATGTGCGTTTTGGCTATGGACGAAAACCGACACAAACGGGTCGTTTGGATGCACCGAGAAAAGGGAATGGATTTCAGTTCTCAAATTGACAAAATCATTGAACTGAATGCTCGTTTCAACCCAGTCATTGTTGAACTTGAAACAAACAATTTCGCTCAAGCCTTTCATCAAGTCTTGAAAGAAATTAGTGATTTACCTATCAAACCATTCACCATGAGCCGCATGAGAAAAGAAGCGATTATGCACTCACTTCAATTGCACTTTGAACAGCGTCATTTGATTTTGCCCTACAAAGACGAAGGCAGGACAAGGCGCATGATGGACACCCTACTCAATGAACTTTCAATGTTCACTATGTTGCCCAACGGGAAAATGGAGTCGCTGGGCAAGCACGACGACACAGTTATTGCCCTTGCACTCGCAGTTCAAGCGACAAAGGAATATAGGGACAACATCGTCGTCCTTGATGGGGCGGCATGGTCGCAACGCTTGGGGTGGAGTGAAGTATGACACGAATTATGTGGGATAGCGAAGTTCGTTCAATGGACGACGCCCTTATCAAATTAGCACCATTGTTAGCCGGAGCCGCCCGATTAGCGGCACCAGCCGCAAAAAAGTTAGCACCCATCGCCGCAAAGGAGGGTGCAAAAATGGCCGCACCAAAAATCATGGATGCGGCAAAGGGAAAAATCACCGGCCTTCTTGATCAGAAAAGGCAACAGGAACAGGAATTGGCTGAAACAGAACAGCAGATTGAAACCAATGAGCAAGAGCAAGAAGTGGAACAGCCGGAACAGCAACAACAACAAACCCCGCCGCCAACAGGACAACCCATGCCACCTCAAGCGACCGCAGGTTCCGAGATAACAGGCATGAAGGGTGGCGACCAACCAAGCAACCCAACCGAACAACCCGGCACTACGGCCACACCCGTCGTGGGAGTCAGCAAATCCTTCTTCAAAGATGAAATAGGAATGAGTGGTTCAGATCTAATTGACCTCTTTCAAAAAGCAGGTGAAACAGAAGCCATACCGGCGGTTGTTGAATTGTTGCGGCAAGAGCAACATGCTGTGCTAAAATCATTTGACTGGTGGGACGAAAACGATTGGGGGCTTTTGGAACTACAAGACAACGACTTCAACCTTCTCACCATTTATCCCGAACGATTGGAATATCAATTAAGGAAAACAGTGGCGGGTGTTAAAAAAGCCCAAAGCCAAGACGAATGCCGAACGATTTGGAAAGCGTGGCATGATAGATTGAATGCTGAAAACCGCTTGAGCCGCAGGGAAAGAAGTGTTCTCAAAGAATGTCTTAACACACTGCAAAAGCACGGTGACATGAATGCCGCAACCATCACCAGTTATGGTGTGGATGCGACCACTGCCGAAGTCGCTGGCCTCATCAAAACATACGGTCATTTGTATGACATGAAGGTGGTGGGCAAGGGAACCAAATACGATGATCGAACACTCCATTATGGAGCCAACAAACCACCAGTATTCTTGAAGAGAATTGACTCGTTTATCGGGAATCTGTGGGAGGTTGGTGGTGAAATGTCCATAACAAAAAGCGGAATACCCCGTCTTACCCTACCGTTTAGCACAAAGCGTGCCGAAGATTACACCAATGTTTTGAAGAAGGAATTGGGTGTGGAGAGTATTATGTGGGAGGGTCGCCAGTTCTTGATTGAAGGAGATCGAGCCGTTTATGAGGCGGCTAAAGTCGCACTGCCGTATTTAGAAAAGCAATTTTCCGAAGCGGCCATTTTACTTTCAGCACTTGAAGGGAATGAAAACGCAGGTCGTATCATCGCCTTTAAGCAAGCAATTCCCGAAGATCAAGTGTCAATGCTCAAAGCATGGAACACTTCAATTGACGGATTAGATGAATGGAAAGAGGTGATTGTCAATGACCGCCGATAAGAAACGCATTGACCGATTATTCGCCGCACTTGGTGTGGATATGGAACGCCATTCAACACCCACGCCCGAAATGCCTTTGTTTCAAAGCGGCGTTCAAGAACCAGCACTTTTGCAGGGAATCACTATCCCAGCCCTCTATGCGGCTTCTTTTGAATGTCTTGTCCTCCGTTCTATTCTTACACACCTCGCAACAGAATGTTTCCGCAAAGGCTGGGTTTGGAAACCAAAGTTCGTTTCAAAATGCCGAGAGTGCGAAGAGGAATACCAAAAAGAAGTGGACTCCTGTTTGAAGTGCGGTGGCGAAGTCCGACCGGCTGACAAAGCGCAATTGGATTATGCCGACGCTTTGTTGAACTCCGAGAACAGAATGGCTCAATCATTCCTTGAAGTTCTCCGTGAAATTGAAATGGATTTGAATATCGTTGACGATGCTTACATCATACTCACAAAAGAATACTTCGTGGATCCTACAACGGGCAAGCCGCAATTTTATCGCATCAAAGAAATAACCCGTGCTGACCCAATTTTCATGCGTATTGTCGCTGACAAGCGTGGTGTTCGTGGTGGCAAGCAATACACCAGCCTCCTTGACCGTTCATTCCGAACAGGCAACAAGGACGAGAAGTGTCCTAAGACTGGGTTGCCAGTCGTGCCAGTTCATTACATCAACCTCGCTGGTGTGGGCGCAGGTCAAGTCTATACCGAAGGCGAAGTTATCCACATCAGCAAATGGTCGCCGTCTAAACTCTATGGTCGCTCTCCTGTCGCCACACTATGGCGTCAAGTGAACACACTCATTTCAATGGACAATTATGTCTATTCTGCATATCAAAAGCGAAGAATGCCAAGAGGTGTTATGGTGATTAAATCGTCCAACCTTGAAACGGTGGAACGAACAGCACGAAACATACAGGAACACCTTGAGCGTGACCCGAACTACATTCCCACCGTTGGTGTTGAAACGGAGAGTGGTCGTGGTGGTCTTGAGTATGTCCGTATGATGGACACACTTGAAGAACTCCAATACATTCCTATCAAAGACGACATACGACAGCGTATTTCATCATTCTTTGGTGTATCAAATGTCTTTATGAACGATGTTTCCGGCGGCGGATTGAACAATGAAGGTATGCAAATTGTTGTCACGAATCGTGCCCTTGCGGCCAGTCAAAACCTTTACAACAAGCGATTATTCCCGTTGTTGCTCCAAGCATTACAAATTGATGAATGGGAAATGTCCCTACACCCACACGAAGAAGAAGACGAAATCATGGTTATGCGTCGTGATGAAATGGCGATTCGCAATATGCTTCAAATGAAGCAAGCGGGCTATGATGCCAAACTCCGTGACGATCAAGGCATCCTCCAATTCTCCTACAAAGAAGCACCACCTCCACCCCCACCTCCACCGGGCGCAACCAACGCCGCACCCGCACCACCGGACGGAGGCGGGCCGGTTCAAACCAGCAATTGGCTCTTACCTCCAACAATGGACGACATTTTGAAAAGAACAGAAGCAGATCCAGTTCATGGGCAGGAACCCATCCCCGAAGCCATGCGAACAACATACGGCACAGATTTGAAACCACTTCGGCGTGTTGGTTTATCACAGTTAGGACTCAAGAGTCGGCGCACCTCCGGCAAGGGCAAAAGCCCAACCGATGTGAAGCGGTTTGAAGGTGCCCACCACATGTCCTCAACCGAACGAGATAGCAGGGACACTGCCCCTCAAGGAATTAAGAATGCGGAGGAACGCATTAAGAACTTAGACAGGCGGTTGGGACTATGATTCTCCATAACCTTCATTTAATGGGATAGCATGGGATGGTTTGGTTAAGATGAACGAAGGCTTTCTTGATTTTGGAATAATCGCAAAAATGGATCCTATGGCACGCCGAGCAACGGCAAGTATGGAGGCCATGCAAAACGCAATCGCACACAACAATATGGACGATGTAGCAAAGCACATTGAACAGGCAAAAAACGCACTATCAATCCTTGAGCGCGATCTCAACCTCGCTAAGTCAATGAAAGCGACAGCCGCAATCACCAAGAGCGAAACTGAAATCATTCAAGGCACAGGACAAACTCTTGGGAATGTCGGACGCCATCAAAACACCGTGAGCGATTACGACGGAACCGAAGGAGCAACAGTTCTCGGCGTTTCCCGATATGGTCGTTCTTCAACAATTTGGCGACCACAGCAGGAGTGATCACAATGTATCGTGGTTCACCGTCTATTGCCGACCGAATGCGAGTCTTGGATTTTGCCGCTTCGCTCCGCAAGGCTGACGACATGGACAGTGGTTCAAGCGGTCAAATGGTTTCAAACCCGATGCCAACAAGCCCTCCTTCTTCACCTATGAGTTCCCCGCCCGAAATGACTGGCGGCGGTGGCCCATCGCCCGAAGAAATGAGCGCACTCGTTTCAAGTGGCAAAGTGTATGGCAACAGCAAAGAAGCATTGGCTGATTTTGAAATGCGCCTCACCGAACTCGCAACCGACATCACCGCACACATCGGGACTATCGGCCAATCCAAATACACAGACGATCTAGATGGCGACTCCGTTATGGGACACGCTTCTTCACTTATGGCTCTCCGAAGTCAAATAGAAGAAACACGAAACTTCGTTGAAGTCGTGCGACTCAAAGATGCTGGAATGGTGAACCACATGCCCGGAATGGGTATGCCGCCCGACATGAGCGCACCTCCTATGGGTGGACTACAAAACATGCCAGCACCCGGCCCAGCAGGTATGCCACCCGGTGGAATGCCTATGCCCGGCCCAATGATGGGAGGCATGTGATATGAGCGACAATGCAGGTGAAGCAACCGCCGATTTGTTGAAAGAAATGGTCGGAGAACTCCGTCTATTGCGACAAAGGGTGGAACAATTAGAAACCGAAAACGCAACGCTCTCCAAAGCAGTGGACGACCCCGAAACACTGATGAAAAAAGCAGGATGGCTCAAAGCCGTCACTCCGTTATCCGCCGAAGTCTATGATCCTCTTAACCGTGAGGCTGGCGACGCACCAGCGTTTGTCAGTGGATTCGGAACTGAAATGCTCAACAAGGGAATGGATGAATTGAAAGAATGGCAACAGATGGAAAACTCCATGCCGAGCCACACCACCCCTTCTTCAATAAAATACAGGTGATTACAATGCAACCACGATGGCACGAACCAAAAAATACAGCCGAAGGCGAACTACTACAACATGTGCTACAATTAGAGCAAATCGTCAAAATGCGAAAGAACATGAACTGCATGGGTTGTAAATCCGACGATTGCCCGTCTTGTTCTAAGAAAGCAAGCAAAGCAGGTCAAATTAAAGTCACGGACGCTGACAGACATAACAACAAGGTTTTCGCTGACATCATGGGTGACGGTGATGAAGACGCCGCACACAAGAACTATGAAGAAGCCAGTGAAATGGATCGCAAAGGTCAGTTCAAACCAAACCGTGGTGATGAAAAGAAACCGACCTTGAAAGGACGAGGCGGCATGTTATCCAATTTTGATTTCAGCAAGAATACCGGCAAGGGAGAGCCTATCGGTGAAGGAGGTCAAAGAATGACTCAAGAGGAAGCGATGGGTGGTGGCAAAAACGACCGCATGGGTCAGCCATATACCGTCGATCCGAAAGTTAGGAGTATGCACAGCAGAAAGCGATTTGATGATGGGTCAATAAGCCATACAGGAAGAGGTGGGCGTGGCTATACAAACGCTGGTAGTAAAATCACACGAACACCACGACCCGGTGTCGGACAACGCTCGGATTTCAGCACAGAAGGTGATGGGTCAAGTGTGCTTGAGCCTAAACCCGAATGGATGGTGGACAAAGGCGACATCACCTCACAGTTCCTTGCATCAAAAGGCGTTATCGTCAAGTATGAGCAAGAAGGCTCCGTTGAAAACGGCGTCCCTCAATTTATGGATCACAGCGGCGGAACACCGATTGAAGCAAGACCATATCAAACGAATGGGACATACCCGGACTTTAATGAGGTTGCACCCAAAAAATCATCCATCAGCGAAGTGGCTAAAATGCCAGCATACGCAAAGACGGGGTATGATGAAAAAGGCAGTTCAGTCCACATGCACTTAACAAACGGAGGCGACCGCAAAGGCGGCAATTGGAACATCGCTCCAATTGAAGAAAGCCTCACGCAATTGAGAAAGGGATATGGAAACCCCGGAATCATTGAGGAAATTGCCTCCCTTATGGAAAATGTCGCAAAGAACCTCTAATTGGAGGTTTAGGCATGGATAGGCAAGAGTTCTTGAGAATACGCACCGACACACTTCTGTCGTTGGTGTCAAACCATGAGGTCAGTCACGACCTGTATTTGAAAGCCTTCTCCGACTACTACGGGGATGAAACCTCAATTGAAAAAGAAGATCAGGCTATTCTCGGTATGCTTCCTATGACAGCACCACCTCAATATCACATGGAAAACATGGATAACCCGTCACCAGTCACCACACTCAACCTCCCCAGTGGTTATGAAGACTACATCGCAGGACAACGCAGGTTCGTAAAGACATACGCCCAAGACTGGCCTATGGCGAGTGAAAAGAACCGATTCGGAAAAAGACACCCGTTGTCATACGATTTGCCAACCATGCCTTTACTTCACGGTGCGGAATGGGGCGAACCGGCTTTTGTCGATCACCTTTTGCATTTGATTGAAGAGGATGAAGAAGGTCAATCGGTTATCAAATCCATGAAAGACGCTGAACGCATGGGCGTTATTCCCAAAGAATACGCAGGAATCGTCGGTCGCCCGACTGAAAGCCTTCACGACCTTTACATGACCGACCGCAGAACCCGTTTTGCTTATGCTGACGATGATGAATACATTGATGCAAAAAAGGAACAATGGGGTGGACGCAACAGTCGTCTTGGTTTGCTTTCATATTTATTCGGCCTTGAATGGCAATCCTCCGACCAGCGAGAGGCTTTTATGGACACTCTCAAAAAATTAGGCGGAACCGAAGGGCCAGCAGATCCTAATGCTCGCAAAGTTATGAATGACTTCACTGCCTCATCCGGCATTTCATGGGATAGGGCAAAACGCAATTGGTTTGAGCGTATTATCCCCATAGCCCGTTGGTGGGAACGCCCATCGGACAGACACGGGCCAGTGTCAGCGGAGGACATACCCTCCGGGTTAAATCACATGAAATCGCCGTGGGTGAAGAATGCTGACATGGTTGACCCAAATGACAACATGATTGAACCGTCAGCAAATCACCATTGGTGGTTGCCGTTTCAACATTGGGGAGGGGTTGGGCGTGATGCACAGTCGCTTCAAACCATGTTGAGAGATTCATACCCAGCCGCTATGCAGGGATGGCTTGGTGATGAAATGATTGGTTTTCTCGCTGACCGACAGCACCCATTGAATGACAGCGAAGACGCATACCACAGCAGTGGTTCATCATTTTTCCCTCAAACAGCAAATCACCCGATGATGGCTGGACACCCGCACCGTTCGGCAGTATCAACGGGGTGGGCGGCTGGTTCTGATCATCCGTATGTGCGTTCATTCCCACGCCGACGCTCTCTTTGGTCGTCTGTGTCAAACGGCGCACATTTGCACCCGTCGGAAATAGAAGGCGGAGGCAAACGCATGATTATCCCATCGTATGCTTTTGCTACAAACCCGAACGGATTAGGACGAATCATTTCTTCTCACACAGATCAAGGACAACCAAGAATTGGCCCTACACGGGAAAGGCACCCCGGTGACGAAGAATACCACACATTTCATAACGACCATTATGAAAAAAGTGATGTTTTAATCGGCCAAATGATGCAAAAAATGGCTATGGAATTGATGGCTGAACACGGCCCTGCACTACTGCATGGGACAAAACCAAACGACATCACAGGAAACACGCTCGCCCGTGGAAACCTGCAACAATTGGCTAAAGCGGCCAACATGCAATTGATGAGAGGTGGAGGTTTGGATAAAATGACAACCTTCGCCCCAATGGTTGCAGGGGGAGGACTTGCCACCCAAGAAGTGCCTCTTGGGCCAATCCATCCTCAATCACACGCTACAATTCCGCCAGTGTATTTGACAGGCGATAAAGACGCTTGGGGACATAAAATGCCAGCGACCCTCGCATTTAATTGGGACAGGGAAAACAATAGCACACGGTTTGAGGTAAAGGACAAGCCGTTTGAAACTCTTCAACGCACCGTCCATGAAGGCCATGTGGGAATGGTTCACCCTACACATGCAGATCACGCATTGAAACCAAAGGTCAATTCAATTCCGGCTCTTGAAGTCACTGATGAAATGGGCGCACCTCCTATTCTAAATGGCGACATTTTCAAAGCCGACGATTATGAACCAACGGGAGTGTTTGAGAAAGTCATTGTCCCAGCACATACTGTTTATGATTTTAGTTCAATAGACGACTTGAGAGGATTCACTGGTGATTGGGTCGTTCAAAAGAAACCCGAAGGAAAGCGTGTATTCATCCAAAAGAAAGGCGGCCATATCAAAGCCAGCAACGGAAAGGGCAGGGATGTGTCTTTGCCGAAGAAGGTCAAAGAAGGCATACGCAAACAAGAAGGAGATTGCACTTTTGACGGTGTTTTGAAAGACGGCAAGTTCCGAGCCATCGATCTGTTGGTGCATAAGGGCGACGACATTCACATGGAAAAATTAGAAGACAGGCTCACCATCCTTCGCACACTTTACGAAACTGACGAAGGCGTTTCATTCCCAATGCCAGCCGACTGTAAGTTCAGTGACCGTGAAGGTTTGCGGTCAAACATGGACGCACTTGGCGGAGAACTATGGCTTCGTGACTCCACCTCCACCTTTATGAAAGGAAAAGAAGCACACCATAAATGGGTTCACTACGCACCGGACGGAGATGGTGTCAAGAAAATGTATGGGCCGTTCCCATCGGTTTCTATTCGCAACAACCGAATGGTGCTTGAATACCCCGGACACCCTGCACCGTTGGTGGTGAAGGGTGAGTGGGATGGGGAAGGTTTTGACTATCAAGGATTTGAGAAAGGTTCACGGCCACTATTGATTCACGCTGAAAGGCAAATGAATGTGTGGGGGCCAGTCGGTGTTCACTTGCTGAAATATGAAATTAGTGAAATTACACCATACCCACCATTCATCAAGACCGCTTCTTCAACGCTTTTCAAAGCCTCCTTATTGGACACCGATGGAAAGGCGAATCCGGTTGAAGAGATACTGACTCACGCCCGACAACACTTGACGGGTGGTGACGAAGCACTGACCCCAGCCGAATTGAAGGCTAATGTCAAAGGTTTGACCGATGAAATGCTCGATCAGTTCGGTGCCGAATATGGTTTAGAAGCCACTGAAAACGGAAAGTGGACTGTCAATCAAGCGATTGACGACGATATGATGGGGGAAAAGGCCATCAGTTCACCAATAGCAAGGATAAGCGGCAGTGTTCAAGGTGGTGGCTGGGCTGGTATGATGGACGCTTATACGGCTCCAAGAGGGCCAACCGAATTACTTGACGACGAGGCAACGCCGTTTTTTGACCCAATGCAACCGGATGATGCCCAATTAGAGGGAATGCCACAGCACATCAAGATCCAAACAACAGACGGGGAGGGGGAAGAGATTGATGGGGATTTAACCCTTGAAGGCAACACTGCGACCCTGCGTTTCCCTCAAAAAACAGAACAAGAAGTCAAGGATGAGCAAGAAATTAAGGTGCCTATGGAGGATTCGGAGGGGGACGGAATGATGCCTCCCGAACCCCCTGCCGCCCCTATCGCTTAAATACCATGACATAAAATGGGTGAGATAATGGCGACCACTGCAACATGGACAGCGACCGGAGCAGACTTCATTTTGAAGTCAGCAACCGGAAACGATCTTGTTATTGCTGGCTACGCTTCTGTTGACATGGTTGATAAGCAGGGAGATAGAATCCCTGTGTCGGCTCTCAAGAAGGCATTCAACGGCTTTATGGCCGACCCAGCATACCGAAATGTGCAATTAGCGCACAGTGGTATTCAAGTGGGAGAAGTTCTTTCAAATTATACTGACAGTGAAGGCCGAGTATGGAAATCCACTGTTGATGATCACGGACTGTTTGTCGTGTGCAAGATCCGCAACGACATTGAAAAGGCCCGTGAAGTCCAAAAGCAAGTTCGCAGTGGCGAACTGCGAGCATTCTCCATTGGGGGCCAAGCGTTGTTCCGTGTTAGCAAGACTACACCGGAACACGGCACCCACCGTGAAATCACGGACATGGAATTGCATGAAATTACTTTGTGCAAAAAAGGAATAAACCCCGAAAGCACATACACCCTACTGAAAATGGACGATGATAACATGAGCAACGAAGCAGAAACCCTAACCGAAATCCGTGACGCTTTGTCACGAATCAACAAGCAAATTGAACAACCAACATACGAAGAACCAGTATATGCTGATGATTCGTTGGCTAAGGAAGAAGAAGCCGCAGTGGCTTACATTGACTCTCTTGAAAAGTTCGCACACCAGCAAGGCGTGAACCTTGACGGCCTACGAGATCACTTTGGACTCGGCAAGGCTTACATGGTCGGCGTTGATGGAGAGCATGGATTCGGACACCGAGGACAAGGCGACCTTTACGGAAGTGGAGAAGACGCAACCCTCGCTACTGCACCAAAACTCCCAAATGCAAAATCCAACAAGTATGTCATTAAGCAAAATGGCGTGCCGAACATGAAAATGAATGCACCGTCCGGTGGCCGAAATGTCATCAAAGGCGGATTGGATCTTTCCCCTGCCTCCCTTGAGCGTGGCTACGGTGCTTACTCCGCAATTCGTGATGAAGAAGCGGTCAAAGCACTTGTTGAGAAAGAATGGCACGACCGCTATGAAGCGGAAACCCAATCAGCCCTCAACATGCAAAAGGCCACTGATTACTCCGGCCAAATTGAGATGTTGAAGCAAGAAATCGCATCCCTACGCAACGAAACCTCCACCATAGCGAAATCCGCAGTGCCAGTTCCGGCACAGTCGGACATTCGTGTTCCGACCCATGAAGAGTTCATGGCTCTTGGAGATGGCTTGGACGGATGGCGTGCGCTTGAAGAACTCGGACAGCGTGCCCTTCATGGAGCAAACTTTTGAAAGGAGATGATTAGATGAGTGGAAGCACAGGATATATTCGCACAATTGAAGACATGGAACGACTCTATTACGGAGCCGGAACAGGACAAAACGCATGGGCATACGCTGGAACCGACCTTTTGAAGTCGGACTCCCCGCTAATGTCCTCAACCGGCGGAACATACCAAGCGATCTTCGGTCGTAAAGTATGGTCGCAATTGAACCAAGAGTTCAACGCATTCTCCATCCTCCCTAAGAAACCGTGGGAGAAGAGTGGATGGCGTGTCACCACAGCAAAGCCGGACTTCGGAAAAGGCGGCGGTGTGGCTGAAAACGCAACCCTACCGGAAACCACCAAGCCGACCTTTGAGCATGTTTCAACCAAGCCAAAGACGGTTGCACACTCCTTTGACCTCTCCGAAACAGCCATGTTCTTGGCTGACAAGGATGATGGACTGGGCGATGCACGGGCTGTTATCAAAATGGAAATGGCAAAGCACCACACAGAACACATCAACAAGATGCTTCTTCAAGATGTCAACACTGTTGCTGGAAACGACTTTGAGTCCCTTGACAGAATCACTTCTTCGTCTTTCGTTGAAAGCACAGGCTTCGGCGACATTGACGCAATCAGCAATCACAACATTTACAACCTCACCCGAAACGGTGCTGGGGCTGGATCTCAACAGTGGTATGACGCTCAAGTGGACGCAGGTGCAAACAACGGAACTGACCGTGCTTTGACCCTCAACATTCTTGACGGAATGTTCCGACAGATTTGGGAAGCAGGAGGTCAGCCAAAGGTTATCCTCACTGGCTACGACACTCTTGAAACCATTCAGCAATTGCTCCAACCTCAACAACGATTCGTTGAGATGAAGCGTGTCGTCCCCGGCGTCAATGGCGTTAAGGGTGTTCCGGGCATTCAAGGTGGATTCATGGTCGCAACCTACAACGGTGTCCCAATCATCCCATCTAAGGATGTTCACAAGGGCACTGGCGGTTCTTCTCGCCTTTACTTCTTGGACACAGACTACTTGTGGTTCACCACTGCAAAGCCAACACTCTATCACGAATCGGGAATTGAAACCGGAGATCCTTTCGGTATCAACAGGCTCGGACAAATGGGAATGTTTCACACAATGGGTGAACTCATCGCATCTTTCTTCAAGGCAAGCGGAAAAATCCGTGACCTATCGTGATACAAAAAATGAAAAATATGGAGATGATTTGATATGGCAAATACGAATGTAAAAGGAACCCCGACCGCACTACTTGACACCCGCCTTTGGGCTGGTAGTCCAACAGACAGCACAGCATGGCTACAATCCCCAATCGGCTCAAACGAGGCTGTTGGGACAATGAGCATGGCTGTCATTGAACTTGTTGCTGACGATGGCGATGCCGCCACCGCCTATGACATCACAGGCAGTGGTAATGCAAGCATCATCAACCCAGTGATTGGAACTGAATTGATTGCTGTTATGAGCATCATTTCAAGTGCCGAGGAAGATGGAACAGCAGGAGCCGCTTCGGCGATCCCTGTCGCTGGAAACTTGTCAAGCCCAACAGCAATCAAGTTCACTGGTGCAGGAGCCAACGGAAAGGACACGACTTACCGAATCGCCTTCTTATACCGTTGAGTCGGTTAGGAGGGATTTAGCGTGGCAATACTACAATATGTTGGCGACAGGCCGTATGTTGAGTTCAAGGTTGGACAAAAGACATTCGGCTTCGCAAGAGGCACAGAACGAAGTGATGTTCCCAAAGAACTTCTTGAGCGTTTCAAGGGCGACAATTTCCCACAGTGGAAAGTCATTGGCGGCGAAGAAAAGAAGTCCGAGGAAAAGACCAAGAAAATGGTTGAAGTGATCGAAGCCCCCGCTGTGGTTGAAGAAACACCAGCACCGGCACCAAAGACAGTCGCCACTGACGAGGACAAGACCGAGCAGATGGCTGACGCTATCATTCCGCCTTTTGACACTACATGGACAAGAGCCAAAATGGTTGACTGGATGAAGTCGCAGGGTGAAAGCGTATCAAAGGCTGACACCAAAGCAATTCTCACTGAAAGGGCACATGCACTCACCTCAAAGGGTGATGAGTGATGCCTCAAAGCGACCTCACCATATTTGACGGCGAAGCCCGTTATGCAGGTCGCACCCGTGTCAATCGCATGGTCTATGAGTTCACTCAAGCGGATCTAAGCGGCCAAACAGCCGTCACCTCCGATTCTTTCGGGTTGAACGGCGAAGTTCACCAAATTATTCTTGATGTTTCGGGATCAAAATTGACAACCAACGGCAACACACAGACGACACATGGCTCAATGGCTTTAGTTATGGACATCACTACTGTTTCCGGTGCTATGATAACACCGTTTTCACCAATCACCAGTCTTGACTTCACCAATAAAACACCCGGACGCTTTTATCAATTTCAAACCAATGAAGGTGCGGCTATGGGCACACAGGAACACGCCTTGACAGTCCGACCCGGACTATCGGGACACGACACCCCTGCGGCACCGAGAACACCCATCGTGAACGGCACACCGACAGCGATTAACAAGAACCAACCGTGGACTGGACGAGTATGTGGCAATTACAACATCATGCTTGGTTCGGCAACCGCTTGGGCGGCTGATACCGACACAATCCGTGTTATCATCATCTATTCATAAGGAATCCTTTTAACAAATGACTTACACCCAAGAGATGAGCAACATGGCATTGACAATTACACGAAGCAAGCGAAACTCCATTGACGGATCACGAATCACAGCATTCCGAACCGTAGCCTTTGACAATCCATACCCTGCTGGCGGCGAACCTTTTGATGCCTCCGCTGAATGTGGCCTCAAAAGCGTTGAAGAAGTCCGAATCGGTGCAGGTTTGCCCGCAGGTTTCACAGTGCGATACGACTACGCCACCAAAAAACTCCAATTGTTCGGTGAATCCACCGAAGCATCGGGCGATGCCGTCAATCCCGGCACCAACCCAGCCGCCGAAACTCGCCCTCTTGCCGAGTTCGCAGACACTTTTGACGCAAGCGGCATTGACGCACTTGAACTTATTATCAAAGGCACACGGTCTTGAAGTCGCCGTTGGGGTGATTTCAAATGCCAAGAATGGAAATTGAAGACATTGATCTCGGAGAGGTCATGGACATTGAGCGACGCCGCCAAGTCCGAATGGCCGAAATCAAACACGCATCCCGTTCATCCGTCCAAGAGGACGACAGCCCCTTTTCCGATGAAAACATGCGATACGCTACTAAAAAGCGTGTGCAAATGAGGAAAAGTGAACGAAAAGACATTCAAAACATTGGTTCGGGGACTCGTTGCACCACATGTGGTTGTTTGCACTTTTGCTGGGCACCCAAATGCGGTGCTTGCGGAAGTCCTATGACCTTCAACCTCGGCCATCATAGCATGGGCCGGAGGGTTATTTGAAATGCCCCGTGCTTTTTCACCCGGCCATCGTCCCGATGCGCCACTTTATCCCGACGAATTAACCTACACCACCATTGAGAAAGTGGCCGATTACCTACAATTGCCTTTGCCCGATCCAGTATCACTGGCTGGCGACAGTGTGATTGCTACAAATGACATCAAGTTCCCAATAACTGGTGCCGATTATCGCAGGTGGGGGTATTCCGCAGGTGAAAAAATAGTGGTTTATGACGACGCCAACGCTATGGGCATTGAGTTCGTCATAGGGAGCATTGAGTCGGTTGGTTCAAACGGTCATATTTATTTGGTCGCACCAAAAGGAACCAGCCCATCATTCACCACAGCCAACAAAGCACAGGTTCAACATCAGTCGGCCATCACGAACAGCAAAGAACGAGGCATCAAAAAGAGCCATGTTGAAAACTTGATTCGCCAACGGCAAGACTACATTGACAAGGTGACACGCCACGCATGGCGACCACGCCTTGTCGCCGAAGAGTATGTTAATTTCACCACATTCAAACCATTCCGAAGACGATACTACACCGATTATGTGGGTGCTGTTTTCGTTAAGCGGGGTGCTATTCAGCGCATCCTCAAACTGGGTGCTTGGCAAGGGGACTATTACAGGGAGATGGCTGGGGCAAGGGTGTCCTTTAGGGTGTCCGACCACATCGCCCTATCGGGTCAATCCATTTTGCTGTGTCCCGGTGCTAACGGTGTTGCCACACTAACCGAAGGCGACGACGCACAGACCAAGTGGAGATCTGACTTCGATCACAAATCAACCGCCGAAAACATAGGTGCCCTCGTCAATAAAGACCCAGCGTTTAACAAATCCGCTGTTCCTATTGGCACACTCACAGTGGAGTCAGCAGACTCCGCCAATGTCACCCTCAATGTGCATGAAGAGTTCTTGGCTTTGTCCAACAGCGACACTGGCGACGGGGTTGTTGAAATCAGTTCAATGCGTAGCACCGAAGGCGGTGAAAACGCAACAATCGCCATCACCCACGAATCGGCTGTGTCGTTTAACACAAGCCTCTCATCTTTGGTGTCAAGCACCGTTGCGTCAATAACCAATTCACCCGCCACATCGTTCGTGCTAAACGACGGAACCACCTTCGTTGAAGGGCATGGGTTGGTGTATATCACCAGCGGCACTACGAACAGGGTGGCTCTTTGCACACGAAATGAGAACACATTCACCATAGTCGCTGATCAATTGAACGACTTTGACGGCCAATTGCAGGTCGGCGATACTGTCAAACAGATCCGATTCAAAAACGACATCACCGATGAAGAACGCCAAAAGTCTTGGTGGTCTATTGAAGAAAACGGAATGATTTTGTTTAACAACGAATACCCATTCTTTGAGAACCACTCCATCCGATGCTCCTACATTTACGGCGAACGGTATGTGGAGGGTTCAATCCATGAGGCTTGCACTAAACTGGTTGTTATGGATATTCTCATGTCCGACGATTATTCGGTGATGTTCCCCGAAGGAACTCAAAGCATTGATTTGAACACAAAACACCAAAAATTAGAGGCCGAAGTCGCCAAATTGTTGGTGCCGTTTCAAGAGTCTATTGTCGTGGCGGGAATGGGTGGTTAAGGTGGAAGAAATGCTTGCGTTCCTTGAAAAACACCTCAAGAACACCGAAGATCTTCTTGCCGCTATGAAGATACAACAAGCCGCCGAACCAGCGCATTTAGAAAAATTGGAGATTTACGAGCGTGAAACACAGGACACCGATGAGCCAGTGAGTGAAGAGGATGTCAACATTGTCATGCAAGCGCATAAAGCCGCAAGCCCCTTCGCCTTAGATGTAGCGGTGGCTCACGCCAAAATGTTGGAGGGGATGCAAAAATGACAGACGCAATTGAAGCCATTCGTGACATCATAGACAGCAATTGGTCTATTTCACCAAAACCGTCTATTTTGGACATCGCTACATTGGATGCTGGCGAAGGAAAGCGCACTCGGTTGCAGGATCACGACATCATTCGGATTTTTGAAACAGCACATAACGAAGCACAGCCCGAATTGGCTTTTGACTTTGTAAATGAACACATCAACCTCACCATTGACATACGCACTGTGAAGAATCGGGAACGCCTAAGCGCACTCCGAGATGAAGTCCGGCGCATACTACATTTGGTGAGAAAGGGCGATAATAACACATTTGATAGGGTAATCTTCAAAACCCGCACCGACTTGTCCGACCGGAGCAAGAGGTTGTTCCGCTATACAATGCAAGCCGAATGTGTGATTTTCGCCCAACCACTACCAACCCTATGAGATGATGAAAAATGGCTGTAAATCAAGTATTCAAGGGCGACATTGTTGAAGTGTCGTTCGGAAAAGAAACCGGACTGTATGGGCAAGGAACGAATGTCACTTCGGGGACTGGTGCTACTGCTGGTTGGAATACAGTGACCGCTGGCAACAACACCACCATTAGCCTCGGAGCAGGAATGTATTGGGTTGGCTTGAATGCGGCGGGAAACGCACCTCACGCCCTTATTCCCGACGGAATGCTCACAGGCGCAACGCTTAGGATTTATTCATCGGGAAGCAACACCAATTTCAACGCAGATCACTATCCTACGACCAAGCGCACCTACTACATCACCAAAAACAGTGGAAACACAATCACTATCACCCCTGCGTTGGCAACAACAGCCGACACAACCGCAGACACAGCCGACTACTTCATCATTGACGCCAACCGTGTCCCAACACATGACCCGGCTATGGGTGAAAACGATCAACGGGTATTAACCGACCAATTCATCGGTCTTCTCAATTCATTCACACTCCCCGAACCCGAAGTGGAGATTCGCAAACAACACATCGTCGGTATGGGCCGTGATGTGAACATTTTGACCTCCGGCAAAGAAACTCTTGCTGGCGGTTCTTTTGATGTCAACGCCCACACCCTCCGCTACTGGAAATATGCACTTGGGGGTCATACAGCACGAAGCAGGGGAGAGTTCTCAAGTATCACCGGAGCAAACACCGTATTGACTGACTTGCCTCTTAACATCAAAGACGGTGCAACAGCCGCTTATGCGGCACAGGATGTCGGAGGTGCCGCAATAGATGTGAGCATCACAGCCACCGTCGGTGCAAATGGCTTAACTGGCCTTACGGGCACTGCTGGCACAGAAGTATTCGTTGGTGCGCTTTCAGTGGCCGACCTTGACGCTGGTGAAATCACCCTCACCAATAACGCAAGTGTGAGCCACGAATCAGCACCCGTAGCAGGGCTATTCAAGGTTCTTTCAGCCGACGGAAACGATGTTTTGCTTGGCTATTATACCGCAGGTGGCGGGGCATCAGCCACACTTACAGGCTGTGCTGATATTGATACGGGGGCATTAGCAAGGGCGAAAGCCGCCAATGTTCCGATTTACCTTCTTGCTGGCATCACAGGCAACATCACTTGCGGTGATTTGCGAGTCAATGTCGGAGCAACAAACGCCGCCAAGTTCACAATCGGCGACTACATTCAGATCTTTGACAAGGACACAGTGGTTATACCCGGTGCCGATGTCACCGCACCAACAGTCAACAGGCACGAAATCCGTCGTGTTATCGCTATCGGAACCGCCAACGGTGGTGACGCTGGGCAATTGTATGTTGAAGAGGCTTTTATGTTCGATCACATCGCCGCTTCATGTGGCGTTGAAAGGCTACAATACACATACAGCGACAATGAATACAGAAGAGGAAGCCCTGCGCTTTTATCCACTGGTGAACTCAAATATGGTGTTGAACACACTTTCTTTGGTTATTCGCATGTTCCTACATTCGCTGTTGAACAATCATTCCGTTCTTCGGATTCAACACCGGGAGCCAATCAATTGCTTCGTGTTTTCAGTGGTTGTAAAATGGGCGACTTGAACCTTGCCGCTGACAGCGAAGGGGAATTGAAACTAAGTGGATCCTTTGAATCCACACGCATGTTCAAAGACACTGCCTCAAAGTTCATCACACCACACCGAATGTTTGAGAATACTGCTAATACTCAAATTAAGCGAAGAGTGTCGGGTATTGCAGTGAACGGCGAAAAGCCATATCTGTTTCAGCACATGCAATTCAGTGCCTTCGGTGCTTCGGTGCTTCGTGCCAAAACAGTGGACATAACAATCGCAAACACCAATACAGCCCAATTTTACATTCGTGGCTCAAGTCAAACACACCTTGACGGAGATCAGGTTCAACAAGCGGCAACGCAGTTCGCATCGGAAATAACCGAAGCCGCCCGTGAATACACTTTCAAGTTCTCCGCACTTGTTGAGGATGATCGCTGGTTTGAACAATTGCGAACACGCAAGCACCACATTAACTCAAACGATTGCACGCTGACTTTGACAAAATCCGGCGCACATGCCACTCGCCAAAACGCAACAATCACACTTGAAGACTATACAGTCACGAAGGCCGAACATCCGGTGCCGGATGATAAAGGGCCAGTCACAGCGACCGTGGAGTTCGCTGTTCGCCACTTGAAGGTGGCCGAAACTTCTCCATACTTCGTCGTTTGACGAGGACAAGGTATATTAACAACAATGAGAAGGGTGAGAACAATGGTAAGACTGACAGGATATGTGAACATCGCAGGGCGACGAGAATACTTGAATTGGACAATAGAAGGAACAAGCATCATTGAAGGTGCTGGCCTGTCCAGTGGAGAAATCGTTGTCCATGCTGACGCTCCTGTCGCTTCACCCGCCCCTGCAACACCAGCAACACCGGAATTGGCCCCAGCGGAGCCGACATCATACGACGACATGAACAAGACCGAATTACAGGTCTTGTGTAGTCAGCGTGAACTGTCAACCGCAGGAACCAAAGCCGACTTGATTGCTCGTTTGAACGAAGGCGATGAAGCCGAACCAGCAACCGAAGGTGAAACAGATGGCGGAGAAAGCGATAGCGAGTGATTTAATCACAGGCACAGATGCAGAAGAAACGAGAGTGGAAACACCATACGGGGAAATGACCCTTTGGATCCGCCCTCTTTCTTGGGTTGATCGGCAAAAAGCACTGACGAAGTTCGTGTCCTTGTCGGCTGACGGGGACGGAAATATGGCTCCGAAAATTGACTTCGGGGGCTACTGGAAGTTCGTTCTCACGACCTGCATTGAGCGCACAGAACCCGCACTCACGACAAAGCAATTGCTGAACATTCGCCCCGAAGTCGGTGCCGCAATACAGGCTGTATTGCCTTCATTTGAGGATTTGATGGCCGGTATGGCCGGTGCAAGCGGCCCTTTGGAATAACCCTTGATGATGTCCGTTCATTTATGAAATGGGATGGAGAGGGCGAACTGCCGATTGACGATTACAAAATACCAGTTATTGCTGGCAACATGCCCACCTTTTTTCTCGGACATTTTTTCAAGTGTGCCCCTTCTTCATGGGATCACTTGCCACCCGAAAGAGTCGTTTTAGACTACTTCACATTGTCGGCATATAAGGAGATGGAGGCCGAACAGATGGAACAATTGAAGCGTGAGAACACCGTCGGTGCAAACAAGGGGCGGTCAGTTCGCACTACAAGTGACTCCGACTTCTTTGAGCGAATGAATGCAAAACTGGGGAGTGAGTGAATATGGGAGCAGTAAAGAAACTCGATCTGGAGTTCGCTGATGGTGTGTCCACCCTTGAAGCATACAGGGACGCACTGGCTATTCTCCCCGATAAAACCCGTGTTCTTTTGAAGGTCTTTGGGCCTTTAATGTCCACCTATTTGAAGGTGGATTTAGCACTTCAAAGCCTCAACAAAACCTTCGGGGATTCGTCAAAACCAATTGAAGAACTTGGCGACACTATGGAGGAAAGTGGCGACAAAGTGGAAAAAAGTGGAGGTGCTATGGGCAAGGCGGTGAGCGTTCTCAACGCCCCTTTTGTAGCACTTGGTGGCACTCTCAAACTGGTCGGAAGCATGTTCAAAAGCCTGTTGTTGGGACTATTGCCCCTCATGGGCGTCGTCATGGCCGTCACGGGTATTGTCATGTTATTTGTCGCCGCCTTTGACGCTGGCGGAG